CACCGTTGATCATCGTGACCTGCCCCTCGGGGGCCGTGACGGTCGTGGCGGGCTGAGCAGCGGCGGTTGTGCCGTCGAACGTGATCCAATTATCGGTAGCGTCCAGGGCGGCGGCCAGAAAGTCATCGAACACCGTGAAGCTGGTTTCAGTCGCCGGTTCCGCGGCGTTCTTATCGGCATACCATTGGGTCGCTGAGATCGCCTTGAGTGTCACCGATCGTCCCGGTCCGAGAATGAATGCTTCATCAGAGGCCAGGTCGTTGATGACATCGTCCCCACCGTTGACTGTCCAGACTTTCACGGCATAGACCGGGTTGTCATTGATGACCGTGTATTCCAACAGATCGGCAGCGGCAGGCAGAACCACGCCCTTGACTCCATCCGCACCGGTGACGATGGTGATTTGATCCACCAGCGCCCCGCCATTACTGGGTCCCGTCCCGGCAGCAGCCAGCGTATCGGCCGACACCTTGAAGAAGTCACCATCAGGCATGGCAAAGTCACCATTGGTATCACGTACCATGAACGTACCGGTTGCACCAGGGTCGGGGATGGTCAGTGTTGATCCCTGGCCGAATGACGCATTAGTGACGATGACTTCGTGGTCAGCCGCATTATCCGCTGCTTTGAAGACCAACTCGCCTCTCTGTGTCGTCGGCGCCGAGAGGACCAGGGCTTCGTTGGTTTCCCAGACTGTGGCGCTGATCGCCCGGAAGGTCAATTCTCCGCCTACCGGGATGTTGACTGACAGATTGACGGCCAGGGCATTGATGCTGTCACTGGTTGCCGGGAATACCGCGAGAGAGGCTGCCCCGGAGTTCTTGACTTTGACCGACTCCCCGCCCACTGCTGACGGTAGTTTGACACTATCCCCGGCTGTTGCGCAGGTAGTGACGTTATTGAATTCACCGGTCAGTGCTGTGGCTGAGGCTTGCCCGCCAGTGGCAAAGGCGGTGATGGTGGTATTGTGGTCATACCGGAACGGCGCAGGCATGAGTACCGTGCTATTGGCATCCAGTACCAGTGCCTTATTGGCCGCGCCCGTACCGTTGGTGATGCCGTCGATTTTCTGCAAATCGGTAGCGCCAAGATCGTTCAGGGACACCAACTCAGCGATACTGACATCGGTGGTGGTGCCGTCCGCGTTCTCGGTGGTGATGACTGCATCTTTTTTGAAGCGTAAGCTCCTGAATATACGAATATTCGAGAAATCTTTCCAGCCTATCATGATAATTCTCCTTTGGAATTTACTGTTATGGAGATGGGGAATTACTGTCTCACGACAGTGTTGGAAGGCGCCCTACGGAAGCGGCGCCCCCTTTGGTAGTTACTTTACTGCTTTTACGACGTTTGCGGCGCGGACGGCATGCCCATGACGAAGTCATACCATGTCTCCGTGACACCAGCCGCATCAAAGTTGGTAGTAGCCAGCGTGAAGGTCACAGCGACCGTCACGACCTTGACGCCGCCAATCGGGCACCGATCTGCGGTCGGCAACGGCCACTGTACGGCCTGACCCAAGTTGACATCGGCGGTCAGCACATCGCGGCCCTTCACGACCGAGAGGGTGCCATCCAAGTCCAGTTGTGCCAGATACAGACAATACGAATCGGCTACTTGCACCGCTGAAATGTCGGTATTGACCGGTACCCCAGTGTCGAGGTTATCGCCATCCGCCTTGTGATAGCAGATGCCATCAATGGCGAAGTCGATACCCGCCCCGTTCGGGGCGGTAATCTTCATGCGGTCCGCCGTACCAGCAATGCCGAGTCCAGCTTTGGACAAGCAGCCGGTAAAGCCGCTATTGGTGAGTATATCCATGTTACTTTACTCCTCTTTGAAATTTGGGAAAGAGAGAGCCCGCATTACTACACGGGCTCATTCAGGTGAACAGCTTAGGTCTGAGTCGTTACTCCCGCCTCTATCACTCCAGCCCAGCCACCATTGGCATACAGCACCGCTGCCCAGAAGGTGCAACCCACATACCCGCGTTGGCTCAATGGATCGGCCTTGTCTGGCTTGTTGTGTGGCAGGTGAGTCATATTGAAGGAATTCATACCGCGCAAAGCTACGTCATACACGGCATCCTCGCCCAGCACCATGAAGGGGTAGACATCCACTTCGCTGGCATTGGTGGAAACCAGACCGGTGGTCCCCACTGCGGCGCCAGCACTGGCGTAGGCAGTCAGTTCCGGGGAAGTCAGGAACCGAAATTCCTCGCAGGAACCGATCTCATCTTCCGAGATGACTTGGCGTTGGCCGTACTTAGCAACCGGGATGAACCCAGGCAAATCACGGATATCCGGCTCGGCATCCGTGGTGCTGATTACGAGGTAGGCCGCTTCGATAGCGGAAGTATCGTATTTTTCAGAAGGGGCCAGGATACGCCGTTTCTTTTTGGAATGGTTCAGTTTGAGGATACGGGCCATCCGGCGCAGGACTTTGATGGTGATGGCTTCGTCCACCGTCAGGCGCGTGGTGCCGCCCGAGTAAATTACGTTGGTGCAAGCCTTCATTACGCCATAGCGGACCATCTCCCGGACCAATCCCATGCGCTCACCGCACTGGGTTTTCATCTCTTCCGGGATATCGTCCTCATACAGCTCTGCCGTCTTATCCGTGTAGGAATACAGGCAGCCGTACTGCTGCTGGGTGACGGAGACATCCACCGGGGTCAGGGTATCGGCCGCCGGAGTGACACCTTCTGCAATGATGTGTGCAGCAACGGTAGCCGCTGGACGGTTCTGGGTATTGACGTTGGTGGAGGTGGCGCCGAATGGCAACCAGCGCCGGTAGGTGATGTTATCGCCGGCTTTCTTCGGCATCTGTTTCATACTGCAACCGAGGGCCAGGACTTCGACCGGGATCGCATGGGCCAGGGTTTCCCCCTTAACCTCATTAATGCGACCCGACACGGTATTATAGGCATGCGTGGCCATAGTAGTAATGCTCCTGTAAGGAAAGGATGGGGCGCTGTCTCAAGCGACAGTGCCGATACAGCACTCAATCAGCGGTGTTTGTGAACCTTGTTGAAACCTCGACTGAATGCCTCGTCGTCGTTTAGCCCGGTAGTGACTGCCGCGCCAGCCCCAACTGGAGTGATGGCGGCTTTCAGGCGTTTCTCTTTCTTTTTGGCTGTGTCGTTGGCCGTGGTACTGGTTTCCCGACTGGCCTTGAACTCATCGAGGATCTGGATGGACTTATCGACTGTACCACCGATGTAATCCGCCCCCACTTCACCCCACCACTTGGCATGCTGGTAGGACCACTGCTGTTCGATCTTGGTGGCAGCGGCTTGGTCGGCTGGGACTTTGGAATTCAACAGCTTGTTATAGCGGCTGTATTCTTCCTTGGTCGGCCCCCCTTGCAGAACGTGGGTAATAAATTCATCGGTGTTAATGACCGACTCCCAACCAGGATGCCTGGTATCGAGCGCAATGACTTCGCGTAGTTTCACGTCCCGATCTTCGACTTGTTGCAAGACCTGATCGGCAGTGACAAATTTACTCATCTGCGCTTGCAGGGCAATCAACTCATCTTGGACCGGTTTGAAATCCTCGTATTCTTTAACCAGCTTATCCATAGCCTTGGGGTCTTTCAGGGCTTGGGTGATTTGCCGTTCAGTTGGCACTTCTCCGCTACCCTTGGTCTTGGCAGCTTCCAGGACGGAGTTCAGTTTATTGAACATGCCGCCCACATTGCCTTCCAGCTTCCGGATCTTCTCAGGCAGATCGTTGTAGAACTTGTCCCGCTCGGCCTGTTTAGCAGCTTCGACCTTGGCGGCTTTATCTGCCTCAGTTTCTGTTACTATGGGGGTAACTACCGGCTCCTTTTTATCCTCCTTTACAGCAGTATCCTCATCGGCTTGCGCGGGTGAGTCCTCTGTTTTATCAGGATGGATCTTCTTGAAACCGGCCGTAAACCCTGCTTCGGCCTCTGCCTGCTCTGCGGCTACTTCCTCGGGCGTTTTTACGTCGGATTCAGTAGTCTCATCTCCGGTTGCTGTTGTGTCTGTCATGATGGGTCCTCGTAAAAAGAAATACCGCCTTGGGGGCGGTCACTACACAGATACAGAGGGCACTCCTTTACAGGGTTGTCATCTGCCTAGATCGATGTCGCCGGTTACCCAGGGGCATCTGATTCGGTTGCTGGTACTGGGGGAGCTTCACCCAATGCCAGGAAATGTTTTGCTTCGGCGATGGCGCCGCGTAGTTTACTCGTGCGCTGGGGATCGCTATCGCTGTCGTTTTTCGCCCGGAGCATAGCCAGGCGCTCAGTGTAATGCTGCTCCAGTTTCTTCCAAGTGGCAGACTGGAGGTCCAGGTTGCTGAGGAGGGTAGGATTATCCATTTAGGCCCATATATCCAACTCGAAATCTTCGATGTGTTTTGCAAACTGCGCGTAATTTCCAGTGCTGTTTTTAGCATACCTCCACCCAAGATATCCCGTTTGTCGCAACGGATCATCACGGCTCTCTACAGAGGGGAGATGAAAATATTCAATATGCTCGTGGAACTCCGCTGGGATCGTCTGCCTTGAGTTCCTCACACACAGGCTAAATATTTCAATAAATATTTTTTTGTCGGTAACCAAATACAGCGGCTTATGTAGCGTCCATTTATCTACATGGTAATAGGGAAACAGCCCTGAGTATTGCTTGCTCTTATCAAACCATGGGTGTGTAGATGCAAACAATTTAGCAGGTGCCAGTATGAGCAGGCAGGAGGTTAGCAATCTAAGATTGAATGATCGTCGGTTCATGGTTTCCCCTTTGCCTCTCTATCCTGCCGCTCTTTCTCAGCCTTCTGTTTACGGTTCAGCGTATGCTCTGCCCGGGCGTGTTTGACGCTACCTAGCTTCTGCTTGGCGCACTCGACACAGGTATTCTGCCCAGGCTCAGAGGGAGTGGTGACTACCGCGAATTCTTCCCCGATGGCAATGATATCGCCACAGCAGGCGCATTGCAGACCAGGAGTTTCGCAGGTGTAGGTGTGCATATCAGTGTTGCGTCGGTGGATCGATACGTACCGCCCGATACCATATCTGTGAATCACCCTCTCCCTTACATACCAGTATCTCCTGCGCCAAGTTCGCCATAACATCTGGATGTTTCAACCAGTCAGGCACGTCCTCCGGCAGGACCTTCTCCCAGCCCTTGTCTTTGGTATCTTTGGAGATACGCTGAATGATAAACCAGTCAAGCTTGGTGGCTGGTGGCTTGGTGAGTAATGTCGGCTTGTGTCTGGCGGTAAGTTCAGTCATGGCCAGTAATCCTGTTAAGTAATTCTGCTTCTGTGCCAAAAGAGAGGGTTTCCCCATATCGTTTGATGGTGGTAGATTGATTCAAGCTATGGGCAATCATCTCCCCGCACAACCTCATGCGCTCTGCTATCTGTTCAGCCATCATGGAGGGGATACCATCACTATTACCAGGATTGTTTTCATTTGTCATGCCCCTCTTTCCTCCCCCTTCGTTATTTCGTATTGACGTAAATCGGACTGGATGTCAGCAATCGTGATTTCTTGGGTAGGCAGCCCAGATAGTCTCATCTTGATTGAGTTGGGTGGCTCTGCCATGAACATACACGCTCTGTCGTTGCACAGCTTGGCCAGTGCGGAGGGCATGTCATATTCTTTGCGGTTTACACCCTGGAACTTTATGTATCGGCCGATGGTAGCGGTGATGATACCGTCTGCATCAGGGCTGATGATTACTATCTTAAAGTGCCTATCAATTACTGTCATTTCGTACCCCTGTGTAGATTATCAGTATAGCAAAATCAGGTCTGGAAGGCGCGCCCCGGACGTGCTCTGCCGGCGGGCTCTGCCGCGGGTGTTGCCACCTGCTCGGCAGGGTTCGTCTTACGGGTCGCCAGGTACCCCTGCAATCGCAACTTCTTGTCGTCTTGCTTGGCCCGGATCACGGCCTCGGAGAGCTTCGCCTTGACCTGATCGAAGCTCATGTCACGGTTGTTCTGGGAGGCGAACGTATCCATCTCCCGTTCCAGCTCGGCCAGGATCAGGTTGAACTCCCGCTCCAAGGCGTTTTCCTGGGACTCAAACTGCTGGTCCATGGACTTCAGCCTCTCGTCCGTCTGGGCCTTGAGTTGGGCAATCGCTTCCCTTGGATCTTGCTTGCCTTGGGTCATCTGCTCGACGACCTTCTTCCATTCCTCATCGTCATATTCGAAGCGTTTCGGATCGAAGTGCCTGGATTTCAGGTATTCCTGTGCCCATTTTTTCGGATCCAGACCAAAACGGACATCCAGGACGATACTGCCCATTTGCGCTATCTCCTGGTTCTGGATGTCGCGTTCGACCAAAGCAGAGGATCCGCGGGCGTCGATAAAGTAGTCGCCTTTCTCGCTATCTTCACCATACTGGAGCAGCCAGACATAGTAACGGCGTAGGTGTGGCTCGGTGATGCGATCATCAAATAGCCTAGCTAGCCGACGCAGGGTACTGGAGGCATTGTTGTTCAGCATGGTCATGCCGCCGACTGTATCTGGGGCGGTCCCCATCTGCCCCTGCAGGATCATCGGCAGACCGGTAGTCTGCTCGGCCAACTGCATCCCGAAATTGACGATGGCCAGTAATTCATTGACCATCATATCGACCTTGACGACCCCGATAGCCTTGGTGGCATCCTGGATGGAATCATCATCCTTGTCGATATAATAGACCTTGCGCGGGCCGATCCCTGGTACGCCATCCGCCGGGAATACACTCCCTTGCCGGAACACCAGCATGGGACCTGCGGCAACTCCGGCATTGTCCATCAGGTTGCGGGTTGCCGCAGTGACGATCTTCTGGGCTACCCGGATCTGCCGGGCGACGCCAATACCCGCCCAGAACCCGATACGCCGGCGCCAGACGAATATGTCGTAGGGGAACTCGCCGGTATCCAATGGGTTCAGGGAGGCACGGATCACATGGTTATTGACAATCGTGACCATGGCCGGGATAGCGATGTACTCGTCTCCCACACCACAGTCACAGCCGGCCGCTTCCATATCCTCGCGCTCAGCCATGCCGTGATAGTACCAGACCTCGAACTTGTTCTTCTGGTTGGTGGGATCAGCTACGGCGTCCGGGGTCTCCTTGTACGTGGCCGTCGCGGTCTGCGGGCCTTCCTGCAGGCAGGTAGCGATCTGCTCCTTGATGTACCCTTCCTGGCCAACCAGCATCTGCAACTGGCGTTTGGTCAGGTAGTCACGCTCCCAAACGAAATTACCGTTGTGGATATCCTCGCCGCAGGCCGGATCAGGATAGATATTCCACGGATCGATCCACTTGGAGCCGGGCTTGATGTCGCTGACTTGCTGCATCCGTCCGTCTTTCCAAGTGACACGCTTCTTCTGAGTTGGCCAGGGGCCTTTCAGGACCCCCGTACCCATACGGGCCGCGTCTTCGATGATCTGCCGGACTTGCGCATGCCATTGGCATTCCACATGCCAGTCCTCGATTCTCTTTTCGGCCAGCTTGGCCTTCTCGGTCGCTGCTGCTACCAGCCGTTTGGCTTTTTCGACCAAGTCCTTCTCGGCTTGGTCTGCTTGGGCTGGATCGGGATATTGCTGATCCAGTTGCTGCTGCATCTGTTGGGGCACTTCCCCTTTGGCCAGGGCCTGCATCTCGGGGATCGGCGTGGGCTTTAATTCCCATGGCCTGTCATCGGTCGGCAGGAGCATGTCCGTAATGCGGGACGCCGCGGCCTCGACGAATGGGCCGGTAATATTAGGGAATACGGTACTCCGAGTTGCTGTTGGGCGGGTCGCTACCTGTCCCGGGGGCTTCTGACGCCAGGTGGAGCGGGTATCGGATCGGTTGAGATCATCGATACCGTCGTAGAATTCCTCATCCTCAGTCCAGATATCCTCGATGCCGGACGACAACCGGCCGGAGATTGCCTCGGCTCGGGTCTTGGATAGGGATTGCCCGAACGCATCCAGTTGGGCCATGCGGGCGAGGTTCTCTTGCCCCTCCGCGTGTTCGTCCAGGCCCTCGGGCTCTACATCCAACGGGGTAGCGTTCGGATCCAGCACGCTACATTACTCCGGGGACCGAGGGAGACCAGGGCTCCATGATTGGCGGACGTTGCACCTCACGCTCAGGCAAGGCCTGCATGGCGAACGCAATGACACAGGCGTCGGCCAAGTTGGGAGAACTGACACCACGTTTTTTCATATCGACTTTTGATTCCACTTTGATTTTGCCGTTACGGGACCACTGCCGCATGGGTCGGGATAATTCTGCCTGGAGTTGGATCAGGCAGGTACATTTTGAGTCAATGCTGATCAGATCCTCGGGGTCCGCCCGGACGATATGCCCGGCATTCGCATCCTCGACGGCTTGGTACGTGGCCTGGAACCGGTCACGCACCCAGGTCCAGGTCTGTGCCCGAAAGTTCTCGAACACCTCCTTGTTCTTCTTCAGGCGCAGATCGGCTGCACTGATTTTTGGTTTGCGCTTGCTGATCTTAACGCCATCGCCGTATAGTTCATCCGGTTTCAGGACTCCGGCAGAGCCGTGGTAGGCGACCAAGTGAGTACGTCCTGCCGCCCGCCCCTGGAACGCCAGTTTCATGCTCGGGGCACCCATCCCATCCGCATCATAGCCGAATACATCGGAACGGGACTGATCGGCCAGGTCATAGGCCCAGGGGATCGCGTGGGTGATATCCCCGGAGGTCCGCTGTTCGGCTGCCGTAACAATCGAGCCGTGCCGGCAGACCAGAGCCTTAGCGTCCCCGGTATCGGCTGGGTCAAATCCGGCACTGCGTATCCCAGAGCCGTCAAATCCGAGTTTGAGATGAGCATCAATGACGGCGGCAACCCACTTGGCCGGGATGAAACTATCCTCCTGGGAGGCGTTGTAGTCTCGGTCGATCTCCTGGGCCACGGTCACTTCGCTGTGCTTCTCCTGTTGTGCCAGATACCATGCCATATCTTTGCGCGGGTCCTGTTTCCAATCAAAGATAAACAGGTTATCGGTTTTGTCGAATTTCATCCGCTTTTCGTAGAACAGGTTACCATTGCCATTTACGGAGCTGACATCAATCTGACAATTTGTGGTCGCTGACAACGACCGATCCACCAACTCTTGATGTTCAATGTGAGCCGCCTCATCAACAAATTGGATGCTCTTCCGCGCCCCACGGCCAATATTATCCCCTACTTCGCCGATAATAGTTGAGCCGTTCTGTGGGTTGATAACCCGCATAAACGCACAGTGTTCGCGGGTGGTGAACCCGGTGGGGAGGAACAGCGAAGGGAGCCGGTCCAGGAATATTCTGGCCTTCTCCAGGAGCGAATCAGGGTTCCCTAGTTCATCGACCTTATCTTCTTTGTACGAGCCAAATCCTGCCGCGAAGCCGGGATGGAACAGCCACATGGCAACGGCATATCCTATTGATAGCCAGGACACGCCACAGTCTCGGGACTTCTCGCACAACCCGCGTTCCCCGGTTTGCCAGCGGGTATGCACCCACTGTAGATATTCTTGTTGCCGAGGCCATAACACGAAGGGGGAATAAGCTGGCCTGCCTACCTCCGCATTACGCGGCTCGTAGAGCACCCCCCAATCGTTAATAAAATCCCACGGGTGATCAGCATACCAGAGCCGCAGCCGCTCCAGCAGGACGGGATCCTGCCGCAATTTGGCCAATTTATCGGCCCGGGCAATAATGATGTCAGAGTAGTCTGGATTCTGGAAATCGAACTTATCTGTTGTCACTGACGGTTTTTTGGTTAAAAAGTAGCCACTAATCAGTAAAAGTGGGGAAAGCGTGGATACAGGCTCGGTACGTTTTCATACCAAATCCCTAAATACATGGCTTTTTTGTACATAAGTGGGGAATGTATTATATGCAGGCCATCAGCCACGACTAAACTCCTGATACTCCCTGGCCAACTCCTCCGGGCTGAGGGCTTTCGACAGCCGGTGCTCAATCGGGGCGCCGTCTTTACCGGTATGCTCGTTATCAATCTTATCGTGATAGCCATGCTTGGCCAACGCCAACTTCGTGATGGCGGCGTTAAGTGTCCCGCCAAGCCCACCATTAAGTAATGTACGCTCCTGAATTGTTTGAATTTTCTTCAACATGTAGGAAAACTCTGGCTTATCTTTATCCCTACCCCAATCAATCACCGTATCCCTGGCAACATCCAAAACAGCCGCCAATCCAACAACACTCGGGATCAGGTCTCCATGCTTGCGGTACTCCTTGAGGTACCTCTCTACCTGGTCAACCATGTCTGGTGTATACAGTGATGGTCTACCACCTGGATGCTTGCCGTTGTTCCTGGGTGGAACGGTAGGGCGCTTACGTTTCTTCACCGGCTTTCTGACAGGAACCAACTTCCTGCTTGGCCGCTTTACGGCTTTCGTCTTCTTGGCGCCCATCATTATGCTCCGGTCACTTTGATCCTCGTTACCGCAACATCCGCGCCACTTCGGCCTTGGCGGCCTCGACCTTGCGGGTGATATCCTCCAATTCCCTGTTTTTATCCTGAATTTCTACCACCAGGGTCTTGGCCTCATCCTTGAGCCTGGCAACCGCACCAGCATGCTCTCTCATTGCGGCATCGACACGGGCTTGACTGGCGACCTCTAACTCACGCGCCTTGTCAGTGTGCTGCTTGGCCTGCTCAGCAGCTTGTGCCTTATGCCGAGCAGCATCTTCTATCGCTACTGCCAGGATCTCAGTCGCGGATGCTGTGGCCTGCCGTAGAATCTCTGCGGCCTCCTGCTCAGACTTGGCGATCCCGCCATGCGCCTGCTCTAACCTGCCCCTGATCGCAGACTCCGCGGCATGCGCCTGCTCCAACCTCGCCTCCGTTTCCCGTGCCGCTTGGTCCAAGCTGCCAATCTCACGCAGCGCTTCAGCCAACTTACTTATGGCCTCGTTGCGTTTTGCCCAAGCCATTACCTGATCCACAGTATTCAGCAGGTTTGCATCTATCATCATCATGTCCTCATGTCCTCATGTCATTGGGTCTACGCAACAGGCAATAGACGCTGAGATCAGTATCCACATCGCCAACCGTCAACCGGGGTCTGGCGTATTCGCTCAATTCAGTTACTTGCTCCAGTCCTGCAGCCGTGAATGACAGAGCATTGCCTTGGGGATCCGTGAGAGTCGCATACGTTACGCCACCATCATTAGACCCCTCCCACACCAGGGTCCCGCCTACCCCGAGAGTCCCGGTGACTTGGATGGTGCGGTCCAGGTGCGCGCACAGACGGGCCGGGAGAGGCGCCCCGGAGGTCGTCTCTGCCACCGCCGTGACAGCCCCATCGACCGTTGCTGCCCCGGTAGTTGCGCCGGCAATCACGGTATTGTTGGCCGGGATCGTGCCAGTCAATAGCAGAATCTCCATGTGACCAGTGGCACCATTATCCGTGATACTGATCAGACGCCCAGTCCCGGTCGGGCTGGTAAATGTCAGGGTCTCGCCGACTGCCCACGCCCCAGAGCCAGCATCATAATCGAACTCATAGATCTTGCGTACGCGGGTCCAGGTAGCCAAAAAAATAGAGCCGTCCTGGTTGCCAGACTCCTCCAACGTGCCGTTGATTGCTGGCATAAGATCAGGTCCGCATCGGGTTCTGACGGCGCATCAACAGGTAGACATCAATATCCGTCGATCCATCCCCATTGGTGAGGTTCGGGCGCATCAGTTGTGTTAATTCCGTGATCTGCTCAATCCCGGCCGCGGTGAACGCAATCGCGTTGCCCTGCGGATCGGTCAGCGTCGCCCAGGTCGTCCCGCCGTCGTTACTGCCCTGCATCGTCAGGGTTGCCGCAGCCCCGAACGTACCAATCACCTGCACACTGCGATCCGCATATTGCGCATCTTTCGGCGGGATCGGCGTACCGGTCCTATTGGTCGTGGTCAGGGTCTCCCACAGGATCCGCTTCACACTCCCGTCCTGCGGGCCGGACTCGGTTACTACGCCATTAACATCTGCCATTGGTAATTCCTCGTGAATGAATAGGGGGACTGCTCTATGCCACGCTGGGCGGCTCAGCCTGCTGCTGCGATATAACCTCAACGGGCTTGCGGTACGGCTTATTAACTGTTTCGGTATTGTTCAGATGCACGATATGGCCCAACTTCTCGGCATGGACCAGGAACTCGCGCCCCATCTGAATGGCCATGGTCTTGCTGTATTTGATTTTCAGAAACTCACGCCGGCCGTCACTGATGGTCAGCTTGACCACCCCATCCTGGCCTACCGACAGGCTGGTATAGACTGGCGGGACATCGTTCAGCACCACCGGGATAGCAATCACCTGCTCACAGCGCGTACAAACCAGATCGGTCGTGGTCGCGCACAGGACTTGCTTGACCGCAAAATCCCCATGCCAACCCCAGCGGCATTGGATCACCTGCCACCAGTGTTTGATTCTGCTGCGCATATTACCTCCGCATCCGCCTACGGGCACGGATGATCCACTCGCTGATAGTGGCTACCCCAGCCACGCTGCCCCCAGGCCAGTAGGTGCGCGGCCACATCGACCGCGCCCAGTACGAAGCGCACCACATTATTGATCGCCTCGCATTATCTGCGACAATTTTGGGCACATTATGACAATTTTTGTCACTACACTATCTATTGTGGTTCTGCTGGTGTTTTGCATTGATATCTACTACCTATTGTATAGGGGTTAGGTTGAGTCAGTACCCAAAATTGTCATCTTGATACCAATTGTTTGGTGTCAATCATTAGTTGATTAGACTATAATACTCTAATAATCAATAAGTTGCAACTATTTATCCTATATATACTATAGTTGGCATATAGTATGCATCTACTATATATATAGGCAATCCTGCCCACCGACCCGGCAGATTCCGGGAGGAGAAATAACATGAATCACACAAAATATATCGCAGGGTGGGCAGGCAGGCATGTCTGCATAACCGGCGAAACTGCCCTGCACGGACCCGCACAGGTAGCTCGACACCTGATCGAGCACCATCAAATGAGTGATCATAGCATCAAGGAGTTGATGCGAGATCTTTCACTGAGTGAACGAAATTCAGGAAATCACAGGGGGCTGATATCGCTCGGCCCCGCGAATGAGTGGATCGCCACTCGCCCGGCGAGATGAAAAACCATGAGTAAATATATGTACCCAACGGAGGCCGCTGCTGCGGCCTTACTGGCTGGCCAGTCATACGATGACCGGACAACATACACGATCGGTATGCGCGCCGGTTGTGTTGACGGCGTGTTCATTCGCGATGGCCGGATATGGAAGACCTGCCCCGCAGGCCATGCGGATGGCCGGTATCCCTACGGCGAACGGACCGCCGATGTAACGGAGGCCGCAATGGCCTTGTACAGGGCCAGGAACCCGTAGGCCCCTATGCCCCTGCTCACGCGGGGATATAGGCGGACAGAGCTACCGTATGGCTCTACTGACCCGGCAGACCGGGTGGAGGATTGGAAAATGAACAACACTAGGTGCAACAGTTTCACCGGCCGGCAGCGCCGTGCAATGGTAGAACACTTTATACGGCTGGGGCAGACCCGCCGAGCGGCCCTGCAATCAGCCAGCGAAGTCTGGGCTGGTACACGTAGCCTGTAAATTACCCATCGGCCACGGATGGCCCCTATGCCCCGCGTGCGGGATATAGGCCGATAGAGCGCCGGTAGCGCTCTACCGCATCCGGCTGTATCCGGGGAGGAGAAATGGAAATGAAAAAGAGAGTAAAAATGTACTCACCAGACAGCCGGAAACCCCAATACTTCGCCACCCGCGAGGAGGCGCTGGATATGGCCTGGACCGAGTTAGAATTATCCGGCTGCCTCGGTCGCGGCCTCCGGATAGAGGATTGGATAATTTCCGAACCTGAGCCTGGGGTCTGGCGGCCGCTCCCGGGCGCCACCGGGTAATCAGGGCATCTATCATGACCCCCCTGCAATCCCTAATGGACCTGCACCACCTATCCCGGCAGGAGGTCGCCGACCTGCTGGGGCTCCGGGTAGCGACAGTCCATTGCTGGTTTTCCAGCCCAGGATCTACCAATCACCGAGCTCCGCCTGCCCGAATGGTGGAGCTGCTGGAACTCAAACTACACGCCCGCGAGGGCCAGGAGACAATGAAATGAATAAAATTCGCACACTACATGCCCGCCATCAACGCTGTAACCAGCCTGCGGTATGGCTATCCGAGAAAAACGGCTACCGCGCCTGCTCTGAGCATGTGAAAGACGGGATGCTCTACTGGCCAGCAGAGAGCCCCGATAGGTTGGGACCCTGCGATTGCCCGATCGAATACCGCCCTCGCCCGGCGTCCGAGTTTACTGGACAACTCATGCGTCATGAACTGCAAGGGTAAATAGATACACCCCTAATAATGAAGGAGAATGAAATGTATAACTTGAACCTCAAAACACTAAAGGCACTCGCAAAACTTGCCCCAAAGAGCGATGTACGATACTACTTGGAAGGTGTGTATGTCGATTTTCAGGCAGACCAGACCTTGTATGTTGTCTGCAATGGCCATTATCTCGTGATGGTCCGGGAACCGGCATCA